GCCAGGTTGATCACTTGAGCCTTGCGGAAGTAACCGTTTTCACCGACGCCCAGACCCTTACCAGCCGGGTTGGTGCCATCAGCGTTCGTGTAGTAGAACGGGTTGGCCACGATGCCATAACGCGTCTTGAAAGCCATACGCGGGTTGAACGAGTCTTCGCCCACGGTACGGTACATTTCCAGCGGCGTGTACGGAGCGAAGAAAATGCCCGCGTCCAGTTCCGAGGAACCCTTGAAGCCGATGTTGTAGTAATCGATCTGTGCATACGGGTCGATGTAGACGCGCATACCATTCGACAACACACCAGCGAACGTCTGACCCGTGATGTCAACCACCAGGTTCTTGTTGTCGTTCAGGTTCGACACGTTGTAGTCGAGCAAGCCAGCCATCGCCAGAGCGGAAGCGACGTTTGCCGAGCACAAGATGCGATTGCCCTTGCCGCGACGTGTGTCCTTGGCAATTGCGTTTGCTTCCAGTTCCAGTTGGAACATGAAACCCTTCAGGCGTTCCAGGAACCAGCGGCCATCGGTGTCTGCGTGCAGATCGAACGTGCCCGGAACGGTACAGTTGGCGGCACCAAGGCGACCGGCGAAGTTCATCGTGCGGATGAATTCACGATTCATTTCAGCTTGAATTTCCGTGACCAGGATGTCCGACAGGATCGCGTCCACGTCTTCACCGTGCACAGCCATCATGTCTTGGCGCAGTTCGTGCGTGTAGTCAGCATACAGACCACGCGAGTTAGCCGTCACCGAAGACTTCTCGATGCTGACGCCCATCTTGGCCCATGCTTGACCCGGAGTTGAACCGAGCGTTTGTGCGACTGCGGTGGTCATACCCGTGCCGAACGTCGAAGCTACAGCAGCAACGGTGAAGCCCGAAGGATCGCCAGCTTGAGCACCAGTACCCGAGAACGAGCTATCAGCCTCGTTGAACAGGGCTTCAGCGCCAGTCTGCGAGCCGTAACGCGCACGCATTGCGAAAATCAGGCCGTCCGGGGTAGCCAAAGGCTGCACACCGAAAAAGTCCATCGCGACCAGCTTGGGAGCCAGACGCTTTGCCATCTTGATCAGCACAGGCGACCATGTGGCGATTGCAGCACCAGCAACGTTCGAAGCCATTGCCGTTTCCACGATCAACGAGCGTTCGTTCTTTGCGCACCAGTCAGCCTGGTTTTCCAGGAGACGTGTGGTGATGTCTTCACGCGAGAGACCAACGCGTGTGCCATCCGTTTCATTCAGAACGGGAGCCCACTTGTTGCGCATGTCTTCAGTTACGAGTTGAGTCATTCTCAGATTCCTCTTACAAATTTTGGAGAGATATTCGCCGTATAATTCTATTTAGCGATTTGAACTTTTACAGGGGGTCAGTAACCTGACCCCGCCCGGTTTTACTTACTGCGCCGCATCGTAGCCAGGGTGCGTTCAACCATCGGGTCGAGCACAACTGTCTTCAACGTGGTGTCCACAGCTTCAACCACCGGTGCTGCCGGAGGAGTTGCCGGGCTTTCGACTGCAGGCGTTGTTGCTACCGGAGCCTTGGCACCGGATACAGCTTCAACCACAAACGAAACCTTTTGCTTGAAATCTTCAAGCGACTTCGACGGGAGCGACTCAACCAGCTTCAGCACGCGGTCTTTCTGCGTGTCGGCAAGGCCGGTAACAGCTTCGTCAAGAACCTTGGCACGCTCGATGCCGTCCAGCTTTGCCGTTGCTTCGGTCAGAGCCGTCGCATGGGCTTCAACGGTCGCGGTAGCTTCCGAGAGCTTGGCTTGGAGGTCGGTCACAACCTTGGTCGTGTCACCAGCCGGCAGAGCCACTTGGTTGTATTCGAACAGGCCGGTCAGATCCATCAAGAACTTCTCAGCGATGGCGACCTTGATCTTGCTGTCGATCACCGGAGCGTGTTCCTTGGCCCATTCAGCGATGGTCTTTTCCAGGAATGCATTCAGGCTTTCTTCCAGCTTGCTGGTGTGAGCCGTCACTGCCGTTTCCACTTTGCCGTCGAATTCTTCCGACAGACGCTTTACTTCATCCGCAACACGGGCCGCAGCCGCTTCCGTCACCGATGCTTCGAAAAGTGTGCTGACCTTGGCTTCGAAATCTGCGCCCAGGCCTTCAACACCTTCAAACAGACTTTTCAACAGTTCCATTTAGGTTTCCTTGAAGTTAACAATGTCTAGCTTGTATAAATGGTATTTAGCGTTTCGCAGAATTCTTTTTCAAGAAGTCCAGGAACTGCTCCATGTTATCCAAGATCGCTTTCTCATCCAGTGGCGCCTTCGCGAGTCGTTGGACCCACACTCCGCTTGCTTCTTGAATCCACTGCACTGACTCAGTCATCGCGTTGACATAACAGCGTTGACCGCTAGGGTTGTCCACGCCGTCGATAGCGTTCAACATGAACGACTTCACGAACGATGTGCCCTTTTGTTCGACCACATCACCGAGACCACGACTGGAGACGCCCAACTTGAAGTTGGCTTCCAGCAACGCCGCGATAATCTGGCCCTTTGGCGTGTTCAAAACCCGCGCCTTACCCTCTACATAGTTGCCCTTCCAATTGAGCGATTCAACCATCAGCGCCGCTTCAGCCGGGTCCGCGAAGGGCCGCGCCGGGTGATTCAACTCACCAATGGAACGGCGTTCCATGATGTAGTCCTTGATGTACGTTTCGACCGCTGGTTCCATCACAGACTTCGGATAGATGCGGCCGTTGCGGTTCTTGTCCTCAGCCTGAAGGAAGTTGCCTTCAATGTAGAGTTTCCGACCCGTGGAAGTCTCTTCATGAAGGACTTCGATGTTGTTTTGGTGCTCGGTCAGGAGAAACATGGTATTACCTTTGTCGTTTTATGCGTCTGGTTCTACGTCATCGCGATGGTTCTTGCTGGCCGGAGTTGATCGCTGTAAAAAGCGATGAGTATCCGGAGTAGAACCCTGCATGAAATGCGTATGGACGTGTACGTTGCGACCATTCTCTTTTGCGGAATGGATCACATAAGTCGCCTTCAAACCACGATGGTTGGTACTGGTGCTGCTGTGAATTACGTTGGTTTCATGTTTGGCCATATGTTGCCTAGCTGCCGTCTCATGATCACCTGGAGCCAAAGCGTTGCCGATCTTAGCTTCAGTCAAAAAGTCTTGGAATGATTTCATCATTTTCCTTTGAGCGGGTAGGTGGCCTTGAAGTGAGCCACTTCGGTCGGGTTGGTGATCACGCGCTCGCACGACATGCACTTCACCTTGTCCCGCTTATAGCCTTCTGATGGTGTCATGAACTCATGCACGTGGTACGCTCCATCTTTGTGAAGCGCGACCAGGCGATGCATCCCACTCGTTTCATAGGCTTCATGGGCAACGACTTTTGCGCCGTCACGCATGAGCTTGAACTTCTGCTTGTGGGCTGCATCAGCCGGAGCGAACTCATGGACCAACATTGACGATTTTTCAGCCAAGTAGTCCTTGAGTGCCATGATTACTTCCCGTCCTTGCCGCCGGAGACCGCTGCTGCGCCGCCGTGAGGCTTTGCATCCGTGGCACCTGGCTTCTTGGTGACATCCGGAATGGTAGGTTCGGGAGCCGTGGTGCTTCCACCCGAAACAGCAGCTGCACCGCCATGAGGAGTCGCTGACGTCGCGCCTTCCTTCTTGGGGACATCAGGAATTGTCGGGGTAGCAGCGCCAGCGCCGGAGACGGCCGCAGCACCACCATGAGGAGCATTCGACGTAGCGCCGGCAACCTTGGCCACGGTCGGGATCACCAGACCAGCAACAGCTTCCTTCACAACCAGCGCCGGATCATTGACGGTCGCATTGCCGGTCGTCTTGTCCGTGTTCACGGTCGTGCCGTCGCCTTGGTTGATCTCAGCGTCAGGAGCGTCGAGTGACTTTGCATCTTCAAACATCGACTTGGCGATGAATGATTGAGCGTTGCCCAACAGCGTTTCCTTAGCAGCGGTCAGCCGCGCCTTCAACGCAACAGCCGCTTCGTCCAGCTTACCAGCCTTGATTGCCTGGATCAGTTCTTTGATTTCCATCGCTATTCCTTGATTTAGAATACAGTATATTTCTACTTAGGGGTTTCAGCTTGTAGGCTGTCCGTCTGGAGCCGTAAAGCCAAAGCCGGGGGTGGTGATGGGCATCGGTGGTGGCAGGAGTGAGTTACCATCTGCATCCATCGTCGCCGGGTCCGGATATTCACCAGCAGCCAGTTCCTTTTTGATCTTTTTCGCCTGATCCTTGATGTCTTCGTCGGTCCAGTTCAGGACATTGCGCTTCACGAAGTCCTTGGAGAAGTATTTGCCCACATACTGGTCGATAGCAGCCAGGGTCGCGAGCCGATCATTCAGCAACTCCGCTTCCTGCTGTGCCTTCATGTACGAGTCAGACGCGTACTTGAATTGCACGAACGGTGCAACCAGCGTGTCCCAATCCTCTTGGGTCGTGATGTTCTTCAGGATCAACTGACGGCGCATGATCTCGCTGAATAGTTCACTGAAGCGACGGCGCAGACGCCGAACAAACTTGTCGAATTTCCACTCATCGCGGGTCACTTCAGCGCCGCGACCGCCCAGAGGCACCACGTCATCTTGCTCAATCCGGGATTGCGGGACGTTCAGCGACTTATACAGCTTGCGTTGGAAGTACAAGATGTCGTCGATGTCGTTCAGGTTCTGACCGCCTTGAAGCGTATCGATCTGGGTGCCTGACGAGCCTTCGCGACGCGGCAACCAGAAGTCTTCATTCATGCTGATCTGGTGGGCGTTGCCGTTGACCTTGCCCGAAGACGGATCATACACCATCTTGGACTTGTACTTGTTCATCG